CTCGAAGTCGCCGTACAGCATCTGGCTGCGGAGGGGCTCGGGGAGTGCTTGCAGGGTGCTCATGTAGTTGGTGCCCACCAGGAAGGGGTTGTCGGTGATGCGTGAGGGGATGAACGTGCGCGACTGCGGACGCACCACCAGCACCTGCTTGGCCCCGGTGTACTCGGCCGGGTCGAAGTTGTAGTTGCGCTCCTCACCACGCATGACGAAGGGACGCGGGTCGTTGACCCACAGGTCCTTCCCGTTGATCACCGCCACGTAGCGCAGTTCGCCTGGCTTCGCGCGGCCGCCAGGCCCGCTGTACTTCTTGTCCAGCCAAGGGGCGAAGAAGCTGATCACCCACCGGCCATCGGCGCTGGTTGGCGGGTTGAACGTGAGCAGGGTCTGCGTGCGCTGGTTGGGATCGGTCGTACGCACCCAGCCCATCAGGAACCGCACCTGCTGCTCCAGGAAGTTGGCCGCCTCGTCGACCACCAGCAGGTCTTTGGCGCGACCTTGGAACTTGCGCTCGTCCCCGAGGTTGGGCACAGAGCAGAACTCGATCAGCCTGCAACTGCCGCCCGGGTCGCGCCATACCGGCGGCTTCCCACCCAGCCCATCGCGGTGGCCGAGGATGCCCTCAAGCCGGTCGATGATCGCGTTGAGTTCGGTGCCCTCGCGTCGGAAGACCTGGGCCACCTGGTGCTGGGTGATCGCCTTGCCACAGGCCAGGTCGGTCTTGCCGCCGCCGGCAGCGCCACCAAAGCCCACCACGTCAGCGGTGGACTCGTAGGCCATCGTCTGGGGGCCTGGCAGTGGCGCCCAGGGCCTCTCGGCCATGTCCTGGTCCAGCAGCGCGTACAACTCCTTGCGCTCAGCCGGCGACAGGTAGGCCTCAAGCTCGGCCAGTTCGGCGGCGTTCACCCGAAGTCTTCAGCCTCTTTGCGCTTGCGCGCGGCCTCGAGCAGGGAGGCGACCCGTGAAGCCCTCACCGTGTTGTCGGTGGCCACAGGGCCGCCATCAGCGCCCGTCAACTCGGTGCGCTCAGCGTAGACCGACTTGCGCCGGCCCTTGAGGATCAGGGCCAGCATCGGGTCGCTGTGCTTGCGCACGGTGAGGGGGATGGGCTGGCCGTTGGCGTCCAGCCGCATGCGCCAGTGCTCCTGGCCATCATCGTCCAGGTAGCGCTCGTAGGCGTAGGCCAGGCGTCCCTTGTCGATCACAGGCTCTTCGAAGCCCACCACCCCGCGCCTGAAAGCCTCCTGCTCAGCCTTGTCGATGCCGGCCTCCATCGCCTCTTCCCAGGCCTTGGCGAAGTCTTCGCTGGCCTGGCGCGCGCGGTATACCGTGGCGCGGTCGACCTTGACGGCATCACAAGCGTGCTGAACCACCGGCATCTGCCGTAGGGCGGCCAGGAAGGCATCTTGCCAGGGGAATGGGTGATGAGACATGGGCAGGAGTTTGCCGGGGCTGTCAACAGCCAGGGATACGCTTGAAGCGGGCCGCGATCTGCCCGCGCCTGCTGCCCATGCAGATGCGCCTGGCGTGGGTGTAGTGGATCTCGAACTTCTTGCCCAGCCACCGGTAGCTGAAACCCTCGGCCCGAAGTTCCAGCAGCAGTTCAACGTCGTGGTCGGTCAGTTCAGCGCGTGGGTGATCCTCCCCGATCCGCTGGCCCTTTTCGTTCACGGCCACCATGCGTGCTTTTTTCTGCGCGCTCACGGCTGACCCCGCCATTTGCGCTGCGGTGTGCTGAAAGTAATTGCATGACATTTTTTACACGTTCCCCTTGTGTACCCCTGTGTACCCCATGTACCCCTTTGTACCCTTTGACCCGTGTTTCCTATAGCCCCTATACGCTATAGGCCCTCTCTCTCTCCCTACCAATACATAGTAAAGAGGGGTACACAGGGGTACACAGGGTCGCATCCCAGGGGGAAAGCGTGTACCCCTCGCGTTTTGAACGACCCGCTTACGGGTCACACGGGTCAGCTGAACGCGCTGCATTTTGCGAACTCAACCAACTCGCAATTTTTCGCAGGAATCCACACACTCTTGCCCCCGGAATTACGGGTCGCACGCTGCTTCTCAAAGCCCAGCGCCCTGAGTACCCGTGCAGCCCGCTTGAGGGCCTTTTGATCGTGCGAACCTGTTGCCAATCCCAAAGCCGAGTGCAGCACGGTTGTCAGCTTGAAAGGATTAACACACCGCGGCTGATCACCAGGCTCGAAGTCCTCGCTCGCCAGCAGCCAGCTGCGGATAGGTTCGAGCCACGGGTCCTCCACCTTGAAGGCCGCGTGCTCGTCCACCGCCAGCGTTTGAGCCTCAGCCCACTGCACCCCGCCGGCCCGGTACAGGTGAATGGCCTCGGCCCACAGCTGATCGCGGTCATCGCGCAGGCTGGCCAGGTCGGTGGTGCCCACCCGCAGCGGTAGCCACCGCCGCTCGCCCGTGTCGTCGGCCAGGAACTCGTCGGTGTTGGTGGTGCCGATGAACACCACCCGCCGCGGGAACTTGGTGGTGAACTCCATGTACTTGGGGGTCCACTCCTCGTGCGAGCGGCTGATCCAGGCCTTGATGGCCTCGGCGTCCCGCGACTGCAGGCCTCGAAGCTCGCCCAGTTCGCCCACCAGCTTCCCGCGCAGGCCCCGAGCCAGGTTGTCGTCCCGGTGCTCCAGGTTCACCTCGACAAACGCGTCGGGGGTCGGGCTCAGCGCCTTCACCCCCTGGGTCTTGCCCGAGCCCTGGGCCCCCACCAGCACCGGCACCATATGCACCTCCTCCCCTGGCGTGAGCAGGCGGCCGGCCAGCGCGGTCCACAGGTAGCGGCCGACCGCCCTCGCGTAGGGGGTGTCCTCCGCGTTGAAGTAACGCACCATGCAGGTGTCCACCCGCTTCACGCCGTCCCACACCTGCCCCCTGCCCCACTGGATGGCTGAGTCGAACTCGTGGTCTTCCGCCACCTTCAGGACCGCGTCACGCACAAGCTCGCGGCCCGGGTTCTTGAACCCCCGCCCCTCAAGCTGGATGCGGATCTGGGTGTAGTCGGTGTCCTTCAGCGGGCGCCACGTGCCGACACCGTTGTAGGCCACCATCGTGGTGTCTTTGAACGCGTCCCGCCCCACCCGCACCTGGCTGAAGTCGCGGCACAGCAGGCCCGCCACCACGTTGCTGATGGTGGGCTCGATCCGCCCGCCCTTGTCGCGGGCGAACGGTGGCCAGTTGCCGGTGTCTTCGACCCCATGCTCGGCCGCAGCAACCACCTCGAAGTCATCGGCCGACGCGCCAGCGTCAATGGACAGCCCCAGCGTAACGCCCGCAGCAGTTGCCGCGTCACGGGCCAGCTTCACCAGCGTGCGCCCGGTCACCACTGGCCCGAAAGACTTCCGACCAAAGGTCGACCACCGGTACTCCAGCGACTCGGTGCCCGGGTACCCACCGCCCGCGGCGCTGAACTCGTCCCAGTAGTGGAAGCCCGCGCCGCGGGTCTCGTGGTGGGTGGCCATGCCCACCTGAACCCACTCGTCGTGGCCCAGGTTCGGGTCCAGCGCCTTGAAACAGGCCCGAATGTCCTCCTCGGTCAGCCCCAGCACCGGGTCGTCGTGCGCGGTCGCGGTGCGCTCAACGTCGGCAGCTTCCAGCCCGAACGCGTCTGCCAGGGCGGACCACAGTTCAACGAACTCAGCTGGCGCCAGCGTCGGGATGCCGCCCTCGAGCCCGTCCCACTCGTAGCGCACCCCGCTGGTGTGGGTGCCCATCGCAATGAACTGCTGACCGGTGGCCAAGAACTCGATCTGACCGGTCGCGGTCTTGATCTTGCGCTTGCTGAAGTCGCCCTCCATGCGGAAGGCCAGCAACAGCTTCCCGCTGTTGGAGCGCGACCTGCACGGCATTGCGCCGGCCAGCGCCTCGACCACATCGCGCACCTGGCCGCTGATGGCGGGGTCGTCGATGTCCACGTCCAGCGCACGCACGCGGCGGGTTTGAACGCAGATGCCGAGCCGCGGATCTGCCGACCAGCGCTTTACGTCATGCAGTGTGGTGACACGCTCGGTCCACTTGGCCAGGCCGGCGATGTGGCCGCCCGCGTTCACCAGGCTGGGGGTCTTGCCTGCCTGCGCGATGCGTGAGCGGGGGCTGATCGGCAGCGAGGTCTCGCTGACCACGGGCAGCAGGTCGGCGACCAGGCCCTGGTCAGCCAGCAGCTGCCAGTCTTGTGGGGTGGCGCCTTTCACCGGGCGGCCTTCTTGATCACCTCATCGACCTCGGTGAAATGGCCCCACACGCCTGCGTAGTAGGCCTTGACAAGGTCGGGCCCGCTTTCCAGCGCTGCCCAGTGCACCTGGTTGACCAGGTCGCGGTTGGGGTGGGACTGCATCAGCACGTGAAGCTGACGGAAGAACTCGGCCTGGGCGGCCTCTTCGTTGGTGGTCATGGTGTTGGCGACTTTCAAGAAAAAAGCCCTTGGTGGGGAGACCGAAGTCGCCAAACCTCACCCGCGTGTACGGGCTGGTCTCCCCACCAAGGGCTACACGATAGAGGGTTTGGCAAGCAGATTATGCCAGCGAAGTCAAGACTGCTCTTCCACCGCCTCGAAGTCCGCCCGCACCGCGGCGGCGCCGAGACAACGTCTAGCGAACTCGCAGCCGGCGCACTCGCTGGCCATGTCGGTCCGGTAGATCAGGGGCAGGCGGCCGCCGGTCTCCGCGTGCATCTCCTTGGCCTTGCGCTCGAGCGCGATGGCCTTGCCGGGGCGGAACTTGCGGAAGCCGCCAGCGACCTGGTACAGCTGCCCGCGGGTGGTGCCGCCGGCCTCGGCCAGGCGGATCTGCTCGGAGGCGGTGGCCTCGCGCATCCACTGCTTCAGGATCGTGGTGGGGTGCTTCGTCTTCATGGCTTAGGCTCCTCGCACTTTCGTGCCCTGCAACACAACCATGTCCGCGGCCTGGTCGTAGGCGGTCTCGATCTCGGCGTCGGACAACTTGCGCAACGTCACCCACTGCCGGTCAGCGCCACGGATGTAGAGCCAGCCGTGGTCAACCGCGTCGGTGTCCAAGCGCACAGCGCAATCGGGGTTCTGTTGCAGTAGCGTCAGTCCGTTGGGGAGTAAGTTCATCATGGCGGTCATGGGTTGGTGATCAGAGGGCCGCACTTTACGCGGCGGGAAGAAATTTGACTAACTAAGGGTTTACACCTAGCCACAGGCGTTTTCGCAGATGCCACAATCGCTCCATCGACAACCCACCTGGAGTAGCAACATGCAACTGATCCTGAACATCGGCCTGAAAAGCAACGGCCGCCAGTACGACGCTGGACTCGCTGTTGACGCGTTGCGCGGCACCGGCCTGGCCAGCATCCTCAACCGCTACACCCTGGTCCAGTCAGACACCGAGCCCACCCTGGTGGTGACGTGCGAGTTCACCCCCACGAACAGCGCCGGCAACGCGATCCCCGCCCAGGCGGCCTACCAGGTCGCTGCGGCACTCAATCAGGACTGCATCGCCGTCTACAGCCCCCACGTGGCTTTCGGCGCTCTGATCGGCCCGCGCGCCGCTCTGTGGGGCGCGTTCAACCCCGAGTTCTTCATCATGCCCGACGGCACCCGCCTGTCGCAGCCTGCTGTGAAGGTGGCCGCGTGAGGCCCCTCTACCTCCAACCCCGCCGCAGCCGTTTGCGCGACATCCTGCTGGCCGTTGCCATCGGCGTCGCTCTCGGCTGGCTGCTGGCTTCCGCTTGACCCACGTTTTAGCAACCGCTAAAGTTTCAAACCTGATCACTGAAAGGCACACCGTGCACGGCCTGAACACCCTCAACCGCCTGAACGCTGAAGCCTTCGAGGCTGCCATCAAGAACTTCCAGGCCCAGGGCCGCTACGTGCTGGCCAAGTACGAGGGGCTGACCCTCGTCAGCATCGAAACCTTCAGCAACGCCGACGCCCTCTGCGATGGCCACTACGCCGCCCTGGAGGCCAACCCGCCCGCCACCGGCACTCACTTCAAGACCTTCCCGCCCACCGCCGGCTTCCACGCCGCCAAGCGGGACCAGTCCGAGGACCGCCCGGGCAGCTGCACCGTCGAGGAACTGGCCGCGCTGGGCCGGCGCTCGGTGATCGAGGGCGCTAACGAGGCCCCCGAGCGCACCCTCGGCGACTACATCAGCCGCAAGAGCGCCTGAACTTTCCCCCACCAACCTGAAGGACCCGTTCCATGTTCCCCATCCAGATCCGCTTGACCGTCGGCACCCAGGCCGAACTCGACCGCCTGACCGCCTTCGTGGCCGGCAACACCGAGGCCAGCATCAAGGCTGCCCCCAAGCTGGAGACCGCCGCCGCGCCGGTGGAAAAGCCCAAGAAGGACGCGCCTGCGAAGACTGCCCCTTCCGAGCCTACTGCCGCCCAGGCCGATGCGCCCGCGCAGAGCACCGAGCCGCCGGCACCCCAGCCCTCCACGGCCCCGGCTGCAACTGCCAACTCTGCGCCTGAGCGCGCAGTGGTCAGCAAGGCCGCGGTCAGCCTGGCGCTGAAGGACAAGCCCAAGATCATCGAGATCCTGGCCGGCTTCGACGGCGCCAAGGGCGTCAAGGACCTGAAGGACGAGCAGCTGGCCGCCGCCTTCGACCTGATCAACGCGGCGCTGGCGGGCTGAGATGAGGCCCTTCCTCTACCAAGGTCAGCCGCCCGCCAAGGGCATCCTGCACGTCGAGCAGCGCCAGCCCGCTGTCACGCGTCTGGACGCCCACGGCCGGCCCGAGCAGGTCAGCGACATGCGTGGCTACTGGCACGGCCAGCACCACGCCACCGAAGAGCGCAAGTCCCGCCGCGCGCTGGTCGCGCACTTGGGCCGCCGCCAGTTCCTCAAGCAGATCAAGGAGCGTCGCCGTGCAGCACAGTGAATGGAGCCCCAGCGGGTTCAAGCAGATCATGCTTTGCCCCGGCAGCAAAGTCCTGCAGGCCGGCGCGCCGCGCACCACCTCCAGCTACGCGGCTGAAGGCACGGCAGCGCACAGTCTGCTGACCG